CTTTCATAATCAGCGGTGGGCAGAACCATTCGGTCGATGTGTCGGGGTCTCCGGCGACACGCCGTGCCTGGAACTGCTGGTTGTAGACCGGCCATATCTGCTCGCAGAACTCGTCCAGGTCTCGCTTCAGGAACAGTTTGCCGTATGTCTCCCGCAACGCTTCGGGCATCATGGCGTGGGCGTCGTTGCTCAGGGTCTTGCGCTGGGCGTGCTTCTCGAAGTTCAGCAGGTCTCCGGCAAGTAACTGGCCGTTGAGCGTGATGCGAGTGGTGGCATGGTATCCGGTCGCTCGGTTCTTAACCCGTGCGGCGCTGAACCCCACCGTCATGCCATCCAGCGGTTCGACCTGGGCCTTCACGATGTCGCCGTCTAGGGCGACTGGTAGGCGGCTCACTGTCGGAGTTCAAAGGGTGATGCTCCGTTCTCGGACCTGCGCCTGTTCCCGCCAGCGGCGTGGTTCCTGCGCGGCGCGAGTAGCCTGTGGATGGCAGCGAGACCGCCTTCGAGCTTGTCCATCTCCCGCCAGACACGAAGCATCTCGCCGTCTTTCATGTTCAGCCGGTGGTCAACGGCGGCGAAGTTCTCGTTGACGGTGCGGGGGCGGTCTTCGGTCTTGTGCTGGAAGATGACTTTGAGAGCAGCCATCTCGTCTTCCAGCGCGGTGATGCGGTCGTGGGCTAGGTCAAGGCGCATCTTTTGCGCACGAGCCAACGTGTGTTCGGTTGGCGTTGGCGTAGGGGTCGTGGTAGTGCTATTTGGCTCGGTAGTCATTCGTCTGCCACGAGGGGGCACTCCGCGAGTTCGTTGAGCGCGTTGGGGATGTATACGATACGCCCAGGGCCATAGACCGCCCCGTTTGTCATGCGGGTCGGGTCGGATGGGACAAGGTCGTATCGTTGACCCTTGGCTACGTCGAACGAGATGTCCATCGGCGTGTCCGTCAGGCGAATCGTCCGCGCCTTGCCTTCGTCGCGGGTGATGACGCCGTGGTCTTCCAGGTAGTCCAGGTGGTAGGACACCACTGAGGTGCTCGATACGCGACAGTCGTGCATGATCTCTCGGTGCGACGGCGGGATGCCGTGCTCGGCCAGGTGCTTGCGGATGAACGCTTCGATCTGGCGGGTGCGCTTAGATGGTAGCGTCACAGGGTACTCCTTTTAGCCTTGAATTGTATCTTCGGATTGCCGGGAACTTTGGCGTCCTCGATGATCGCCCGGTGGTCATGCGACAACTTCGCCAGGGTCTTGGCCTGGGTCATGTTCCACCGCTCCGGCTCCCGCCTCACGACCTCCCGATCCGGCGTGTAGCCGACGAGGTCGTCTGGGCTGGTGATCTCCCGCAGTTGGGCGAGGATGCTGTAGTCGTATGTCACCGGCGTGACCAGGGTGGCCTCGCCAGCGTCGCTCTTGATTACGGTCGCGCCTCGCTCCTGCATAGCCTCGACCACCGCCCGCTCGATGTAATAGACCGTAGCCTGCTGGGACGCCAAAGAATCCCTCGCCTGGACAAGCTCCTCGACCATCTCCTCGAGGGTTAAGCTGGTGACGGCCTGCGCCTCTTGTAGCCTCACGTTAATCTCCCTTTCGGACTCGCGCTGGTAGCCGTTGCGGACGCGGCGCACGTAGAAAAGGCCAGGTTGCAGCGTATCTCGGCGTTAGTCGCTACCACGGCATCTCCTCCGCTTCTTCGACGGGTTCGGGGTTCTCTGCCGGTTTCCGGTAGTTGTGCCAGCCGTCGCCCTGTTTGTGCGAGTACCAGGAGCCACGGTCGTTCTCGAACCTGCGGAAGCTGACGCCGTGTTCGTCGCAGAACGGAGCGGACTCGTCGCGTTCGGCGCTTGGTCGCCCGCTGCCGCCACCAGCGTTCATCTCCTCGGCGGTAGTAGGCTCAAACCCCGCCATCAGCGCCACCGCAGAGTAGTTCATGCGGAACGCCTTGGACTCGGCGCGGGTCTGGGCCATGCTCTGTGCGGCCAGGTTTCCTGCCCATCCGGTCTTGCCCTTGCAGACGTACTCGTCCAGGCCACAGGACATCTCGGCTCCACCCTTGATTACTCCGGTACGTTTGTCGACCAGGTTCACCCGTGCAGACCAGGCGACGACCGCGTTGGCGGCGTCGTTGACAGGCTTGACCCATTCGGTCACCGCCTTGGCATGGTCGAACTCCCCGATTGTCTGCCACGCCTCGCATTTTAGGAATCGTTTGCCTTGAATGATGGCGTAGGCTTTGGCCTCCTCGATGATGCCCATGACGGCCTGGGCGCGCTCTTTCGTCAGGTCTACGACCTCCTGGGGGGAGAGCGCCGTTTCGGGCGTCTCCAGTGGCACCAGGGCCGTCTCATGGGATTCCTGGCGGTCTTTGTCGGTTGTCATGATCTCCCTCCGGTGAATGTGCCTATGTTGCTGAAGTCTCGGTGGACGTGCCCGCCATCGTCAACGTCGAGGCAGTAGCACACGTCACGGGATGCGTACGAGTCGCGTAGGTTGTCCAGGTCTAGCAGGTCGAACTCGAAGTCCACGCTGGTGTCGAAGCTGATGAGTCTGATCTCGCCGCCGACGAGGGCGAGCTGAAGCGTGGCATCGGGCTTGTTCATCGGTCGTACCCTCCTTGCGGGCGCTCATAAGCAGCCTGCCAGTCCATGATGTCGGCGATCCTTTTCTGTGTTGGGTCGAATTCGGTGACGGTCCGGTACAGCGTGTCCATGCGCTGTTCGGCGGCTCGGCGGGCGTGTATCGGGCACAGCACCAGGCCGTCGATCTGGTAGTAAGCTATCCGGTCGCACAGGTGGTCCGAGGACTCGACGTGCGGGCACAGGATTCCTCCGATACGCTGGTGCTGGGTCACGATTTTGTCTCCTCTTCGCTCGACTCATGCGGAGCAGGCGTTATGAGCGCCAGCAGTTCGTCGAGCCGGACGTACTTACGCCCGTCGAGCAGGTATTCTTTCAGCCTGCCGACTTTGCGGAGCCGGTAGATCGTAGACCGGCCCAGGCCCAACTCTCGTGCGGCGTCTGTCAGCGTGCGGTAGGGGTTTGTTGTCATAGGCTTCACCATCCTTCGTGGCGATTGTATCATAGCGTACCGTGGGGCGTCAAGGCGCGTCGGCGTTCAACTAGGGGAGGTTCCGCACCTGGCGTTGTCATCCCGGAACTGATGCGGTAGGGAGACCGGGTCCTCCCGGCGTCCGTTGCAGTTCAGATCGTCCTGGCAGTCTGTGCAGATTGAGTGCCTGCACTCTGTGCAGATTCCATAGCCAATGGATTCCTCTTCGGCGTTGACCCCGCAGTCCCAGCAATTATCCTCAGAGTATCCACACAGGAATTTGGTTTGTATCGCTATGTAAGCCATTGTTTTTTCCTCTCTCTCTCTAGGGTGGCTATGCTAGGTCGTCTAGGTGGTACAGCCGTTGCAGGGTTGATCGAGCGCCAGGTAGGGCATGCCCTACCTCGTATGTCCACTCGTCACTCCCCACGATGCGTACATGGCCGCTATAGCTACCGTCCCCTTGCGGGTGATACCAGCGGCTCAGGTCGTTATAGCGGCGAATGGCCTGTCGCTCTGTGAGGCCCTCCTCCCGCGTGGCGTTGCCCCACGGCACGCGGCCCCCGTATGCGCTACTCAGGCTCTCTATCGTGTAGGTCATCTCTCGTTGCCTCTCTGCCCCTCGTGGGGGCGCTTAGGGTGTTAGCTACTAGCCGTAGCCGCCACGCGCACCGGCGGGGTTGTTACCGGTACGCGGACGCGGCTCAGGCTAGCTGGCCTTGCTCAGTGTCTTGCTCAGTAGTTCGCTGATCATTTGGGTGATGACGCCCTTGCTGGCGCTCGATGGCCGCGTCTATCCGGTTTGTCGAGTCGTAGAATTTCATCGTGCGTCCTCCCAGCGAGCTAGCACCCGTTCTGCCTGGGCCAGGGTTAAGAACCCAGCATCTATCAATGCCCTAATCTCCGCTATAGCCTCATCCATGTCTCCCTCTCTCTGGCCCTCATGGGGCCGCTTAGCGTTGGTCGCCGGGTGCCTTGACCGAAGCCAAGACACCAACGCGGTCAATGCTAGCCAGTTTTATCGTAGCGGCGTGCCACCGCGTGTCCCGAATCCCAGTCGCACTCTAGTAATCGCAACCCTTCCCGCCGTGATTCGGGCAGATCGCCACGGTCGCTGATTAACGCCCTGCGGTATGGGTTGTCGTTCAATGTGCGACCTAGCACGTAAGCTGCATGTCCTTCGCGAATTGCACTATTCATCGTGATTCCTCTCTCTCTCGTTTAGGTTATATGTGGCAGAATGGGCAATCTACGCAGAACACGCGGTGGGAATATTTGACGGCGTCGTCTACGCTATCCCACGGCCCCATCCAATCGGTGCCTGGAAGTTGGGCATACCATTTGCCTTTGATCTGTTGTACTTTCGGCGTAGGTATTGTCATTCGCTTTTACTCCGATCTGATTAGGGTGATTTATGCGCTACGGATTGCGTGAGCGCGAAGCCGTGGTCGAGTAACTCGGCCACCACGCGATTGTAGTGGGCACGACTGGCGTTCTGGGTAAATCGTCCGGTATTGAATCCGCCCAGGGCCCCGTCCCCGTTGGCGCTTGGCCCGCCGTGGAAACTTTGCGCGAACGTCCAGACCTTCGACCGTGGCTTGATGCGCTTTTTAGTCCTGGCGTTAAATAGTGGGATATGCCGGTCAATCACTACGACGGCGTATTCAGTCATGCGGAATTGATGCCTGCGCGGGTGGGTGAGCTTATCGCATTCGACCGTCCAGGTTTCGACCGTTCCGTCAGGGTGGGTGAGTTGGTATCGGTCCATCTGGGCGGTGTAGCGGTCGCGTTTATGTTTCATGCCGCGCCTATCTGGGCGTCGTCGAAGCTAATCGCGTCGAAGTCCCGCGCCGCGTCGTCTGCGTGGCCGCAATTCAGCCCGAGCAGGAACTTGCCGATCGGGTAGTAGAACGCCTGTTGGCCGCTGAGAATTGCGCCGGTGCAACTTCCACAACGCCCTGGATATTTGACCGTAATCCAATGTGGGTCGCGTGAATATGTTTGGTAGCGTCTGGTCATGTTCTTTCTCCGATCTGATTAGGGTTAGGTTTGACCACCACGCGCCTCGACGGTGTCGAAACGCGGACGTGGTCAAGTCTAGGCGGCGCGTTGTCTTGCCCGTCTTGCCGGTAATGTTTGATGGGCCAATTCGTCGAGTGAGTGGGCGTCTGGTGATGCGCCGCGTTTCGGGAATGTGACGCCGTCCCAGTAGGGAATAACGTCACCGTCTGGCATAGCTATGAACCATTCGTAGTTTTTCTGAAATACGCTATATCCCAGGCCGAATTGGTTCGATGCCTGATTCATCCGCGATTTAGTTGAGACGGTATGCCAGCCGCCCGCCCGTAAGGTGACATAATCACCGTCAACGGTTACCACGGGCGTAGACCAATACGTTACGCGTAGCACGCCAGCTATATCAGTTTTGACCGTTGTCGCATGTTTGCCTATTTTGTGAGTTTGCGCCATTGTCTATTACTCCTAATCTGATTTGGTTAGTTCAGCCACCACGCGCCGGCGGCGTTTGGTTTGGTTAGTAGTTGATACCGGCGGCGTTACGTCCCGCCGTGGTAATAGCGCCCGCCTTATTGAGTAGCTTGCGCGCCTTAAGGTTTGCGCTTGCGGCGTCCCAATCACTACGCGACAGTCCGGACCGCTTGAATCTAAGATCGGTTTCGCCGCCGTAAGTGTTTTTTAGGCTTGCGGTTTGGCATAGTACCGTTCGTTCGGCGTCTGATATTTCGACCGGGTCCGGTAGGAATGCGGTGGCGGTATCCGGGTCGACATAGAACGTGATGCCGCAATCCGTCCCGGCGAATATTGAATGTTTGACAATTACGAACCCGGCGGGCACCTTGACGCCGTCGGGTGCTATGGGCCCGCCGTCGAACGGCGTCCCGTTTTGCGGTACCGGTAAAGTTGCGCCGGTCGATAGATTGACGGCGGCATAGTAGCTACGGGACCCGCCGTCCCAATAGCTGGTAACGTTGACGGGACGTCCCGAATTGTCCAATTTGTACTTACGACCGGTATACTCTGGGAATGCCTTATGTGCGAGCGCCTTGATATCTTGTGTTGGCTCTAGGTGTAGCATTGTTCTTTCCTTTCACTAACTAGCTTTGACCACCACTCTCGCTTTCTTCTATATGCGTACTACGAAACCGGAATAGTCGTTACGTGCGTCACCTTTGGCCTTAAGTCCGACTATCACGCCTAGGGGGTCTTGGAATCGCACGTCCGATTTATCGCCGTCGAAAACAGTGTGACCGTTCCACGTGGTAGGCAATTCGCAACCACATTTCGCTTTGTGTTCGCATACTCTGAACACTACTGCGACGTTATGTTCCATTGCCAGTTGTAGGGTTAGCATGTCATCGGTCATGTTTTCCGAATACGATGCTGTCAAATGGTAATTATCGATTGAATCTGTAAAGCTAATACGGTCAAGAGTCTTTGTGTAATCGTAGAATTGGACGTCTTTGAAAGCTTGCAGTATCGTCATACCGTCATACTTCGTGCCTTTAATCCGCATACGTTCCCACGGTGCGTCCGACGTACCATTTAACCTAATGCAAGGCGTCAAGTTCTCTCGTTTAGCTTTACGAATGAGTGATTCAATTTCCTTGACTAGCATTGGCCAATAATTTGGTTTGTCACGAACAAATGTGATGGTGCGTAGTATTCGCGCACTATTGACTGCGTCATGTATCGCAGCACGTCCAGACGTATATAGACAACTGGCTTTGCAGCCATCGGTTGCGTCTGGGCATACATCCGCTACGCCCGATTCTTTCGACGGTGCAAGGTATTGCACGCCTGTTAAGAATCCAAGCTTTGCACCTTTGGCAGTCTTTGCGTCTTGATTTACTGATAATAATTGCATGATTTCTCCCATCACTTACGTGCCTTGTTGTGCCTTGTTGTGTCTTGATGTTGCACACATTATGGCACGCTAATAAGCGCTTGTCAAGACCAACATATGTTCTAATTCGTACCTGATTTGGGGTGATGTTTTGTTCTATTGTGTTCTAATGGGGGGTGGTGTAGAATGGTTTTGGCTGGCATGCCAGATATACGGTGCACGGTGTCCACTCGATACGAGACAGGCGCTATCGGCCAGTGGTGCGGTCGAGTGAGTGACGAAAGTCAGACAACAATCGTGGCGCCACTAATCGCCACGACCGCTAGTTGGGAGCGGTATACAAAATCAAGGTCGGGGACGGGACGCGCAACCTACGCCCCCTTACGTGCTACACTTGACGCTATGACTACAAAACCCTTGACGCCTAAACAGGCCGCTTTCGTCAATGCGTACGTAACCAATGGACACAATGCCTCCAAGGCATACCGCGACGCCGGTTATGCAACCACTTCCGATGCCGCCGTTAGGGTTGGTGCCCACAAGTTGGTTACTAATCCTAACGTCTCCCAAGTGATCACACGCCAACTGGCAGCCAAACAAGAGCGTGCGAGCGTAGATCAAGATCGATTGGTAGGCTACGCCCTCGCTGTCTATCACGCCGCTATGGCTGCCGAAGAATACGGCAATGCGAACGCAAGCGTGGTAACACTTGGACGGCTGACAGGCCTGTTACAAGACAAACGTACAGTGACCGTCAACCACGACCGGGACGCGGTCCGTGAGGAGCTCGCACGGCTGTTCACCTTCGACGAACTGCTGGCTATGCGTAATCAAGTTGCGTTACCGGAAGCGACGCTTACGGTCGACGCTACGCCGGCAGACTAGGGTTGAGCGACGTATAAGGAGCGCGCGTGTTCCTTGTAGGGGACGCCGGAGTCCCAAACTGGGTGCGGCCGGAGAGTGAACGGGGCCGGAGTCCCGCGCGGTAGGGGAGGGGGGTATGGGTCACTCAGTCGTCGGTCTGTGTTAACGGAGTCCGTTAATCTGGGTGTAGGTGGGAAACGAATTGGGTCTGTGTTGAGCTACAGGGCAAGGTTGCCCATCGCCCCGCGTTCTGCCGTCCAAGAGAAAATCGGTCCACAGAGGAAACCCCCGAAACCCCGTAAACCCCTGTCCCTCGGGTCGTGGTGCTGGTGGTTACGGGGGTTTCGGGGGTTTCATAGCTGCCCCGCTCCAGCCGGTAAGCCGTGCTCGCCGGAGGCCCACGCCCCAGAATGCTGTGCCCCCCGCAGCCACTACGAACTTAACGAACTTAACGAACTTTGACGGTCTAAACTTCGTAACATTCGTAACATTCGTACCCCATGCGTCCACTGAATTCACTGTGCCATCCAGACTTCAAAGGTTGACGTTGTCCTTGGGGGATGATAGGATTCGCATGGAAAGCATGCGAATGGAGGTGTTTCGGTGGAAAGGGAATATATGCTGGTAAGGGAAGTGGCGGAGTATTTGCGGTATAGGGTGGAGACGGTGCGGCGTTTTATAGGGAAAGGGAAATTGCGGGCGTGGCGAACGCCTGGGGGGCACATGAGGGTTCTGCGTGAGGATGTTGAGGCGTGGTTGCGGCCTACGGACTCCAAGGGGAGGTAGGGTAATGCCGAGGTACGTGGTGAAGTGCAGCGGGTGTGAGCGTAAGGCGGAGTTGCGGTTGTCTTTCAGGGAGTTTGAGGAAACGAGGACTGGGGCAGTGCGGGGGTTATTGGAGAAGAGGTGTGAGGAGTGTGGGGCGTCGGGTCAGGTATTGGTGCCGTCGGCGTTCACGTTTCGGATGTGAAATCCTGCCGTCATCTTGTTCTAAGGAGCGTGTGAAGTGTCCCTCAACAGATACCGGCTTCAACTAATATTCGACCAGTTCCTACGCCAGAAGGGGCGTCCAGAGTATGGTGACGCGCTGCCTTGGATGGGTGTGCTTCTAGCGTTCCTGTTGGCATTGATTCCGTCAGATTTCCAGGACTTGTTTGGGGTGTCTGCGGAAGCATGGGAAGGCGCTACGCTGTTCGGGGTAGTTGTGACGGGAGCGGTTATCGTCTGGAAACTGAATAACGCGTTCGTGCACCGCAACGATCCCGTAGACACACCTGAGTCTGTGGTGGAGCACATCCTGGGCCACGATATGAGTGGCCTCGCCCGCGAGTTTACGCCCGCTATGCCGTCAAATCCTGAAAGGAGAGCCTGATCATGACGATGGTGACCGAACGGGAATGGCTGACGGTAACGCAGTTCAAGGAGCGTTACCGGAAGCAGCTTGGCAAGAATCTGATCTATGACGCGGTTCGGGAGGGCCAGTTGCCGTCCATAAAGTTGGGCGGCAAAATCCTAATCCCCAGCGATGCGCTGGACCAGCTTTATGGACGGCAGATTCTCAAAAGATAATCAGCAGATGTGATATCCTGCCCACGTGCACTGGGGCCACGAAAGGTGTCGTTCTGCACGGGAACCGTGCGGCGTTTAGGCACGCAGATTAGCGCCCCAACTACGACGAGAGAGGTCCGACAGGGCCTCTCTTGTTTTGTGTGCTATATTTGCCCCTCTCTCTTTACACGGCATGTTACAATCGCCTTGGGAGTACTGCATCTATGGTCGAGACGAAGCCCAACACCGCCTCCGCCGACGATATGGACTACGTGCTGGCGTCGCAGTCGTTCGAATACTTCCTGAACTTCGTCAAGATACTGGAACGCCCCCAACCCCTTATGGGCATCCAGGGCGGTGTCGTCCCGCTAGAGAAGTGGGACCACGTCATGGAGATGGCAGAGGCGCTGGATACCGAGAAGAAGATCGCCGAACTCAAAGCTCGACAGGTCGGCGGCTCCTGGCTCATGGGCGGCGCTCGCGGAGCATGGCTGCTACTGTTCCACCCCGGCTCTCTCATCGGGTTCTTCTCTAAGGGCGAGACCGAAGCCAAGGCGCTGAAGGCCAAGGTGAAGTTCGTCTACGCCAACCTCCCCGCCCACTGGCAACGACCCCTGGAGATCGACTCCCAGTTGGAAATGGTGATCGACTTCGGCCAGGGCGTGAAGTCCCAGGTCATCGTATTCCCGTCTACCGAAGATGCGGGTCGTGGTTACGACTTTACCTATGTCCTGATGGACGAGGCCGATTCCCACGAATACCTGGACATGAACTTCCTGGCCCTGTCAGGGTCCGTCGACTCCACCGGCGGCCAGATTGTCCTGCTCTCCACCGTCAGCCCCACCCGTGTGGACTCCGTCTTCCAAAGGATTTATATGAGTGCCCCGCAGAACGGCTGGAGGGCCCTGTTCTTCGGTTGGCAATCTCGCCCAGGACGCGACGAAGCGTGGTACGACCGTACCAAACGTGCGGTGCCGGAGACGGAAAAACTCAGCCCCGACCTGTATATGCTGAAGGAGTACCCTGCAACGGCGGAAGAAGCCCTGGCCCCATCACAGGGGTCAGCCCACTTCGACCTGGAAATCCTGGAGACCATGAAACAACACACCCGTCAGCCCATCGTCCGTGACGGGAATATGAACATCTACGCGAAGTACCAGTTGGGGCGGCGGTACTCGGCTGGAACTGACACCGCGCACGGTGTTAGGGGTGATTTCAGCGTCACTGTGGTAATGGACCTGGGCAGCGGTGCAGTAGTGGCCGACGTGATGTCCAACGAGATGGAAGTGGACGACTTCGCGGAGCAGAGCATCAAGATGCTGCGCCTGTACCGCGACCCGATCTGGGGGATTGAGGACAACGACTGGGGCATTACCGTCTTAAAGGTGGCGGAGGCGGTACGGTACAACCACCTGTACGGCGAGACCACCCTGAAAGAGCGGAAGAACGGATGGCACACGGACAACAAGTCGCGTATGGTGATGTGGGGCGAACTACGCACCCAGGTCAATAGCGGCAAGATCGTCGTCTATAATGCAGACGGACTCCGGCAGTTCGTGACCGTGATGCTGAACCCCAAGCAAAGGGGCAGGCCAGAGGCCAAACAGGGCGCTCACGACGACTATCCGACCGCCTGCGCCATTGCGCTACAGATGGAAGGCCAGGCGTATGCCCAGGGCGGCAAGACGATCTCAGTAGGGAGCAGGTTCTAATGGAAACGCTGCATCCTAGCATGGTAGACCCCCTGGACCTGTGGAAGGTTGGCGACGCCTGGTACTGCCCTCTCTGCCCTCTTGTAGGGGAAGTGTCGAGAGGCTTTACACATGAGTACGGATTCAGAGAGCACGTTAAGGACCACCGTCTTGCTGAGTGGCTGTCCAGTGCTGGCGAAGCCAGAAGGATTATCACCCGTTCTGTCTCCCCTGATCTGCGGCACCTGCTCGTTAAAGGGGATAGGCATATCAACCAAGGTGTTTATGCACTTATACGCGGAGGGTTCCAGACCATAGAGGCGGTAGACGCAGCTCCTGATACTCAATTGCTGAGGGTGCGAGGCTTGGGGCCGGCGTGTCTCAGACATGTGCGTTTGCGCATACACGATTACTTCTCTGAGCGCTTCAGCGGGAATGCCAGTTTCGCAACCACCTGGAGCGAGAAGGGCCTGGAGGGCACGGTGTGGTCTAGTAAGGACGGACAGGAGTGGACGCTGGACAACCTCGCTATCGGCATGAAGGCGTGGGTGGACGGCCTAGAGGAGGTGACGGCAGATGCCTGATTTCAACGAAAAGCCTGACCTGAAGTTCCTGAACGACCACCAGGTCTACCTGACGGACCTGTGGCGGGCCTCCCGCGCCAAGTGGAAAGACACCTTTGACTTCTACGACCTGGAGTTCGATGTTTGGAGGACGGATGTCCAGGCGGCCCGACGCGGGAGCTACCGGCCGCCGACAGCACGGACGATCATCGACCATACTGCCGACCAGTACCAGGCGCTGGTCCCAACTGTTCACAGGGAGCCGCGCAACCGCGACATAGACGACCTGGTGACGGCGGCAGACCGCTCTGAAGTGGCGATGAAGGCCATTATGATGGACGCCGCCATGCACGCGATGGTCAACCCGTGGCGACTGCTGGGCAAGCACCTGAACGCCTTCGGCTACGGCATCGTCGAGATGGACCTGGTCGGACTGGCCCCGAACATGCGCAGCCAACGCGGTCGCCCCGCTTACTGGAACCCCGTGCGGCTGGAAGCAACCAACCCCGGCCATGTGCTACTTGACCCCCTGGAGAAGGTTCCCAACGCTGCCATCAAGATCGTAGAGATGTCGGCCCAGGATGTGGCCGCGCTGATCAAGAGCAAGAGCCGTCTCAAGCACGTCGGCGAGTTCGACATGAAGAACCGCAAACCGTGGGAGATAGTCAAGATCGTTCGACACTGGACGGGGCTGAACGGCTGGCTGACGGTGCGAGAGTTGGGGTCGGAGACGTTCCTGTACCAGCAGCAGAATAGCTGGGGCTTCATTCCCTTCACCCATGCGTTTGCGGGGTACGGGATGGAACCTCCCGACATGGAGAAGCACGACCCGAAGTACATGGCCGTCGGTCTGCTCGACCCTCTGAAGGATACGCTGCGGATACAGGCGCAGGGGGACACGGCCAAGCATACGATGGTCATTGAGCAGGCATACTCCCCCTTTGGCACGTCACGAGACCGTGAGGATTTCGTCAAAGCCCTCGACCAGGAAGGCGTCCTGGAGGGCAACCCGCTGGACTACTGGAAACTGCAAGTCCAGGAAGTGAGTCGCTGGATGTTCCAGCAGGGGGCAGAGGTGGCCGACCACATCGAGCGTAGCGTCGGCTCCACCGCCCGTGGCGGCGTGCGACAGCCTGGCGTGGAGACCGTGGGACAACAGGCCCAATTGGATAACATGGGGCGGAGGAAGTTCATCGGCTCCTCCATGCAGGAAGAGCACATGGCGTCCGTCGCGGCGGGCTGGATCGCCCGTGTGGTGGACAAACTCCCCACGCTGAAGGAAGGCATCGGCGCTCACGGGAAGCATCTTCGACGGGCCGATATAGACGGGGACTACGAGTTCGACGTGACGTTCGCAGTCAGCGACCCGGTGATGGAAGAGATCAGGCGGCAGAGTTATCTCCAGGAGTGGGATCGCGGCCTGATGGACGACGAGACCTACTGGCACAAGACGGGCGAGTCCAACATCACCGAACGGCGGCTGCGACAGAACAAGCAGTTGGTGCGCCGAAGCCAGGCCGTTCTGGCGATCACAGCTAAGGCAACGGCCCAGGGCATGGAGGAACTTACCGAAGAGGACGCGGATGCGGTATCCAATGAGGTTCTTTCCGGGGAACTCGCGTTGCCGGGCCGTAACGGCGGTGCGCCTATAGTCGATCCAAGGCAGCCGCTGGACGAGACTACTCCCAAGCCGCAACGGCTGGATGATCTGGCAAATCTATGACGGACGAACGGGCCAAGACAGTCAGGGGCGTAATCGACGAGCATAAGCGCCTGGTGAAGGCGAAGAAGTCCACACGCCCGTTGAATATGAGGATACCGTCTCTGAACCCTGTATCGAAGTGGTATAAGGAGCAGGGGCTTGATATGACGGACGTGCGGAACGGCTTTGACTCGGCTGGAGGGCCTGCCTGATGACTATGTTTGATCCCAGGGGGGTGAATGTTCATGCGACTCCACAGCCCCCGCAACAGCCCCCGCAACAGCCCCAACAGACTCGTTACGACGAGTTACGGGACAAGGTCAACGACATTCGCAGGGCGAAGGCCGGAACGGCCCCAGAAGGCGTTGCCACTGGCCCTCTGACCGAGAAGGGGCAGAAAGCGTGGGATCTGTGGAACATCGACGCCGAGACGAACGACAAGAAAGAGTTCATGTCGGTGTCCCAGTACGTCCAGTCCGTGCGCGACAATCCAGATCTGTTAAACGATGAGTACCTGACGGGAGAGGCAGAGGCCAAGGCCAAGGCCGGAACGCCACGGGAGGAAGTGGTATTCCGTGAGTTCACCAGTAGCGAAGCCCGCACGCTGGTTATGGAACTCGTCAGCAACCTGGCTACGAACTACACCCTGACAGACGAGGAAGCCCTTGGGGCGCACGATATGGTGTTAGAGTACCTGTACTCGGACATCACTATCGACCCGGAGACGGGCCGCATCGAGTCGTTGGTGTCGCAGTTCGGTGAAGCGTTCCCTAACCTGCCTGGCCCGGTCGGCCTGCTGCTGCAAGAGGCGTCCCAGGAGATACGGGTCGACTGGATGAACCCCCTGGCGGGCAATCGGTTGGGGGTAGCAATACGCGCAGCAGGGAATACCGTCATTGACCCCAAGACCGGGGCCACCATGCTGTCCAGCAATCAGGTGGACGTTGCTCTGGGGCTTGTTGACAAGCTCCTGGACGGCGACCTGCTGGAGATCGGTAACTTGGACGCGTTCACTCAGGACGTGGTGGCGTGGCTGACCACGGCACAGCTCCTGGTCGAGAACCTGTCCGGCGCGTACCTGGCGAACGGTACTGACCTGTACTCCGGCTTCTTCAAGGCAATGACCAGTAACGTTAAGCTCGATACGCTTGACGAGGAGCGGGCCTGGTACGCCCCTGGCTTCGACCCGCAGGTTGAGAGGCAGAAGCGTGCCGAGGAATCGCTCCTGGACGCTTTCGGTTCAGAGGACAAGAAGTTCACAGACCGCGTGCTTGACCTGATCGCACAACAGGGCGGAGCCAGAGACCCGAACCTCATATTGGACAAGGATCAGAAACGGGCCACCAGCCGTGCCAACAAGACCGTTCAGGAGCAGGCCGAAGTCATCCGCGCTGCGGCAGAACTGCGCGGCGCAACACCCCTGGAGGCGTTCAACGAGGTAGCAGCCTTTGTTGAGAGCGTCTTTGCGCCGACTGCCGATGGAGGACCGAACCAGTACGAGTCCTTCATATCTGGCACGGTAGACGAACTCGAAGCCGCAGACCTATCGAACGAAACCAACCACAAGAAGGCTGTTAGGAACGCTTATTTCAACACGACCGGCTTAAGCACCGACGACCTACACACTGACGTTCTGTCGGGCCTTTACAGCACCCTGGCCGGAAGCACCCGCGAGGAGATGCGGGCGTTCATCAAGGAGAATCAGGACGACATCCGACTCCAGTCCAAACTGGCGGGGATGCAGTCGTCCGAAGACCTGATATCTCTGCTCAAGGGTATCGAAGGTATGCCCACTCTTGACCAACTTGACTCGCCAGAAGCTAAAACGGCCTTTAAGAAGTGGATTGCAAACAGCGTTGACGCGATTCAGGCCGCCGAGCCTGCTCCTAGCTTTGGTGCCCGTCTGACTCGTGGGGCGTTTCCTTCTGGCCCGCCAGACCCGGTTGGCCCAGCCGACATACTTAGGGCAAAAACCGCGGCCCTTCAAGGCGCTCTTGACCAACTGAATCCCGTACTGACCCAGGCAGGGAAGGTTGTCGCGAAAAAAGAGTTCGACAAGCAGGAGAAGGCGCGACTTGAAGAGGAAGCTACCTACTGGACATCGAAGCGCGGCGAAGAGGGCTTCCGAGAGGTCATGTTCCAACAGGGATTTGACGAAAACAGCATTACTCCAGAGCGCCGACTCGAATTGGAGAGGGATTTCTCGGGGCCACTGGGGACGGGGGCGTACGGATCGCCCGCAGAGACGGAGAAGGTCATACAGGGCTTCCGAGACGAGAAGACCACAGAGGGCACCTTCATAGCGGCAGGTTTCGCCCCTGACGTTGCACGTGCCGCCGCCACGGATAGGATCGCAGAGGGCTTCGACATCAACCCGCTTGGGGAGATAGTCCCGAAGCCACTGTACCGTACTGAGCGTCCGGTCATCCCTGGGATAGACCCATCGTACGCTGAGTTCGGAGGCATCCCTGGGGTAGACCCATCGGCACCCACGTACACTGAGTTCGAGCCTGTGCCCACTCTGACGAACGAAGAACGGCTGGACGCCACGCGGATACAACTTGACCCGTTAGGGTTCCCGCAGCGCCCTACCGTGGACGCGAAAGGCAACCCGATCCCAACCGAGGCTGCGCCGTTCGACCCAGTTGCGGAGACCGCACGCGGCAAACTCAGTATGGCGGCAGAGCAGGCAGCCGAAGCGGCACGGGTCGCAAGCCAGGAACTCATCGACAAAGATACAGCAACGGCAGAATGGGAAGCGAGCAAAGTCAAAGCAGAGAAGAAATTGGGCTTCAGTCCTGTGCCCACTAAGGAGAATCCTGATCCACTCGCACAATACGTACCCTCGGAGGCTACGTTCCTTGCGAAGCACAAAGCAGGACGAGTACAACGGGCGGCAGAACAGTCGCGTGCCGCAAACCTGCCAATTGCCAAGCCGTTCAAGACTCAGGCGCAGTTGGACGCGGAAGAGCGTAGGCGTAGGGAAAAGCTGCGGTCTGGTGGCCGCACAGTCGTCAGGACCTAAATGTCAGACCCAGAAGTTCGCAAACGGATAAAGGAACTCATGCTTGGTTTGCGCGGAGTGCCGAAACCTGTCTTACGGAAATCGTTCCCGCAGGACGATCCCAGGGGGGTGAATGTTCATGCGACTCCACAGCCCCCGCAACAGCCCCCGCAACAGCCCCAACAGACCGGATTCGACCTGGTATTCGAACGCAGGACGCCAGAGGAACAACGTGCGCTGAGTAAGGGGTTCATTACGCACCTACCACAGACTGGCTTCGACACTGGCCTGGATGTCTTCGCCGGCACTGCTGGCAGCACTCCTGTAGTCGCACCGAGCGATGATCGCCCAAGAGGATTCGTAGATACGGCCTTGAGGCAGGTGACGGGCGGCTTTAAAGGCATCCCCACCGGAGTGGGGGCTTTAACCGAGAAACTTGTGGGGGGAGTTGCGTCCACCGTCACTGGTAGGGGGTTCAGCGGAGACCCCGTGAACTTCTCTTTCCCCGCAAACACTCGTAAGGAAGATTTCTTCATAAGGTCTTCCATAACCGGGGCAGACCCGCAGGTCGTCCGAGACATCGCCTCTCGTACGTTCGACTGGCCGAAGGAAGGGCCTATCACCGACCCCGTCATGCTGCGGGAGATGAAAGAGACGCGTGAAGCCAAGCGCCTGTTGGAGATGGCTCGTTCGTTCGCCAGACAGCCGGGTACTTTGGCAGAGGCCATATCGTCGGGCATCTTCTCCTTCGGGACGAACCAGCCACCTCTGACTCCCAACGAAATCAGCCGTATGCACCCTGCTCTGGCACTGTTTATCGACATAACGAGCGCAGCGCCGCTCCTGGGCACGGCGGTTGGCCCTGCCGGTTCGGTTCTCACACGGGCAGCCCTGCCGCAGGTCACAGCGGCTGCCAAGAGGGCCTTCCGTACCGGTGCCGTGGACGTGGGTCGATTTGGTGCTCGACTCTTTGATCCACTGACCGACCCCGTTACCGCACGGGTGGTCCGAGGACGGTTCCTGCGATTAGTGCCCGACCCCGACCCGCGAATGGCGGAGACGGTGTTGCCTGCCACGGAGCCGCTGCCGTCGACTAACGTCATTGGGATGCAGCCAATTCAGCCGGGGCTAACTCGCGGGGAGCAAATCTGGAACCTGGTGCGTCGGGTTACACGGAAGCCCGTTGACCATGAACTGATTACTCCGGCCATGAAGGAACAGGCCCGCGTTATCCCAAACATTGCGTCTGCGGCTAACCTAATGGCCCAGAAGTGGCGCTTCGGAATAAACAGCGTTTTTGACATTAACAAGAAGGGCCAAATAGAAAACCTCGCAGGGATAGACCCAGCATTAGTAGGCGGAGGTCGGGCTTCTAGGGTGGCTGACTTAAGCCCTACCCGTATCACACGGCCCGCCCCCGCCCCCGCACGGACTGCTGATGTACCCGCCCCCACCACCGCACGGACTGCACTTACGCCAGACGAGGCTACTGAGTTAGGTCGCTTGAAAGGGCAGCTTGCTAGAGACGAAGCAGCCCTTGAAGACCTTCTTAACGATGTTGAGTATACAACCAAATTCCCTGGGGCTAAACCTAGACCGTATTCTGTGCGACAGCCTGGCGCAATGCCGGGCTACCCAGGGTATCGACCTCCTCTGGCACGAACAGCAGCACAGCGGGCTGAGGATATTGTTGATGCCGAAGATGCGGTAAAAGCTGCTAAAAAAGAGGTAGCTGACGCAGAGAGAGGTATTAAGGATGGATCACTCGAACCCGATGACCTAACAGAGGCAAAGACTGCCCTATCAGATGCTAGGGATGAACTAAGACAAGCAAAGAAGGCTACGGGATATACGGCTGAGGATGAGGCTTATATAGCTGCGGCTGATAAGTTAGATGTGAAATACCCCAAGGATTTAAGGGCGAGCATACAAAGGGCGCAGAAGGAGATCGCTGCACTAGAAGCTCGGCAGGCAGCCCCCATCACCCCCGCCACAGCACGGGCTGTTGCTAAAGAGCCGTGGCAGAGGACAAGGGATGAGTTTAGACAGCCAGGGGGACAACAGGTAGAAACAGAAACATATATTCGGAATAATACAGGAGCAAGTACCCCACAAGAACTTCTGGATTATTACAAGGGTAAGTATCCAGAATTAAATGGTGTAACAATCGGTGGATTGCGTGCTACAAAAGAAAGCGGTCCCTTGGTCAATGAAGGGGCTACTCGTTTGGTATTTAACCAAGGGGAGTTTAGTGCTAGGGGCTCAAAAATACATCTTACTAAAGATGCAAAACTCGTTGTTGTTAGGCATGAAATCGAGCATTTATTAGATGCTATACATAAAATCCCTATCGAAGAGGGCCGTTTTGGTCGATATGCTCATGGGGAATTTAATGCGTCTGATTATCTACATCGCTCATTAGTACGAGATGCCCTCGCTGAAGGCAAGACTGTCCCCGATGAGGTACTTCGTGACTATCCTGACCTAGTCCCCGCACGGCCTGGTGCCCCCACCACCGCTCTCCCTGGAGCAGCCCCTGCCGCACGGGTTGTTGCCGGAACCCCCCTAGCGCCCACCATCCAGGACGTGGCGGCCCGGCTGCCTGTGTACCGGCGTTACCTAAACGATAAGCAACTTGCCATGCTGCGTAAGTTGGAGAATGATCTGAAAGCCTACCGGCAGATGCTGGACGAGGCGGGGGTAGAGATCGGCAATCGACCCGACATTATGGACGGTGGTTTCTACATCCCGCGTGGCAGTGCCCTGAAGGGCGGCCTGGACGAAGCCGTCAGTGTGCCGAAGACTACTTCTCGCACTGGTGGGAAGCGCAGCTTCGAGAAGTCTGCCGACTTCGATTCGGCGGCAGCAGGCATAGATGCCGGATACGAATACGCCCTTATCGGTGAGGCTCTGGAAGGGTACGCCTCCACCGCTGGCGGGCGCGCCCTGGAACTACACATCGGGAACTACCTGAAGACGCTGCGGGACGCGGACGGCAAACTGATTGGCTTGACACCGTCCGACCTGATAGACCCCAACTTACGCAATTCCTACCAGAAGCTGACGCGGCAGATAGCTGCTAGGAGGAAGACGCTGGCGGGGCAGAACGTTCGCGAGGCGGCTGCGGTGCGAGAAGTCACCCGTCTGGAGAACGTTGCCAAGGGGACGGGTGCCAGGGTGGCCGCGACTGGCGCACGCGCTACGTCGAAGGCCAGCCCGTATGTACAGGAAGACCTGATACTGGCACGGGAGGCTCTGGCCCAGACAGTCGAAGAGGCAAAGACATTCGCCTTCCAGGCAGGGCAGAACATTCAGAAGCTCAGGACTAGCAAGATGGTCTTGAATTCCACCGAGCGGAAGTTGTCGAAGGAGATAGAGGCCCTGAACGACGCCATTCGGGAGGGGAACGCCTCGCTGGAAGCAGACCGTGCGAAGCGGGCGGCGAGCACGCGTCCGAACCTGGGTGGTCTAAGTCGCACCGTTGGGGCACACCTAAAGGAAGCCAACCGGCTAACGGCAACGGTGAATAAACTCTCGGTTCGGGCCGAGAAGATGGCTGCACGAGTGGACGGCCTGATCGAGAAAGGCGACATTCTGAAGGATATGCGGACTGCCGAACGCGAGGCTCTGGTAACTGCCCGCAGGACAGAACGCGCCCTGCTCCAGAAGCAGCAGGCTATGGCGAACGTCGAGCGGGAGTTACGGCTGCTCACCTTTGAGCACCGTCGCACCCTTCGTGCCGCTGGTCGTGGGGGCAAACGCCTTGAGAACGCGCAGCGTCGGGCCATGAAGACCGAGCAGGAGTTGCGGGACTTCCAGGACGACAAGGACGAGATCAGCGTTGCGTGGGACAAGGCCGTAGATAAGTCACAGAATATCCCGCAGGACCGGCGCATTGACCTGCCTGGATTGCAGCAGCATTCTTTCCCTGCCGAGTTGGCCGCTGCTGCCAACAAGGTGATTGCGGAACAGGGGCCGCTGCGCGGAGCAGGCGCGACATGGATCGAAGGAGTTAAAGGCTATAACCGACTGATAATTGGCCTGAACACGACGTTAGACAACTCCGGTTTGGGCATCCAGGGCCTGGCTGCTCTGTACAACAACCCGAAAGCCTTCAATGCCGCATTGGGCGTCAATCTGCAAGCCTGGGCTAAAGGCGGGGACGAGGTGCTAGGACGGTTCGTCTTCCAGTTCGACGACACCGCCCGTGCGGCGGGGAGACCCACCTCATCGGAGTGGGTGGCTGACGGCCTGCACTTTGGCGGTGCCAGCATTGGCGAGCAGCAGTTAGGGGAGGGGCTCGCTGCCGGAGCGGGCAGGCTCTGGGTCATCCGGCACGCCAACCGGGCCTTCGGCTTCTTCGGGGACGCGCTCCGGCTGGAGTTGGTCGACGACATGCTTCGGAACGAGCTTGCACGGGGTAAGACCCTACAGCAGCTTAGGAATAGCGGAGAACTGGCGCGTATCGCCGATATCGCCAACAACCTAACAGGGCACTCCCACAAGCGCGCAGGAGGCTCGCTCGGCGAGCTCGCGCTGTTCGCGCCCAAGTTCCTGCAAGCCAGGCTGTCCACCGTAACCAAGGCGGCGATGGGACTGCGCCCTGGCGCTACCCTTGACCAGCGGATAGCCCGAAGGTCGGTACTGAAGATGGTCGGCTTCGCAGTTGTCTTGACCCACGCTATCAACTATGCCCAGGGCAGGGACACAGACATGCGTCCGTGGGTGGACGGCAACCCGAACAACAACTTCATGCGAGCCAGGATATTCGGGCGTGACGTGAGTTTGCTGGGCCCGTGGGACTCCATCGGGAAGGCCATCATGCTCACCGCAATGGGTAGGCCGCAGGATGCTCTCCGCAGTCTGGCGTCCCCGATAGTGCGGCAGGCATGGGATTTATCTTCAGGAGAGACTACGGTAGGCGAACGGACACGAGAGTCAGGGCGTGGCCTAGCGAATCTGGCGTCCGAAAAGACGGCGTACTACATGATGAAGGCTGTCTCGCCGTTCTCTTTACAGGACCTGCCAGAAGCAGGCAAGCAACTCGCCGAAGGCGATATAGCGGAAGGTGCCTTCGCCATAGGGGCGGAGGGGATTGGCTTGAAGTCCGGCCCATTGGGGTTCATTGATCAGAAAGAGGAAGCCCGACGGAGATTATTCCCTGATGTGGCCGAAGAAGACCTAAACAAGGCCCAGCGGCGCGCGATCCTGGCAGAGCCTGCCGTGCAGAAGAAACTGGAAGAGTTCGACGAGAAACGCCCGCCGTCGGATGTACGCGAAGTCATAGCAATGGCGTTCGACAACGTGGATATCATAAAGGCAGAGACCGAGGAGAGTCTGCGGGCCAACATCGACGCCTTTATGGACGGGCCTGATTTACGGAACCAGATCAGCAAGTTTAAGCAGAGAAGATTCTTAGAAACCAAAGGTGCGTTGAATCATCCTGTAGTTCAAGAGGAACTTGAAAAGAAGGACGCTAATCAGCAGGTGGAGGACATACTGGCGGAGATGTATTGGTCTGCGGACGCGCCCGAAGACGCAGAGACGGGTGACCCTGACTTCGATCAGCGGGACGCTGATCGAGAGGAAGTGCTACGCGAGGCACGTGACTTAGGTATAAGCGAGTCGTATATCACAGGGACGGGGTCGGAGACTTATCGGGGCGAGCGGTATGCCGACCCCGTGGTGCGTGAGATGGTAATGCGCTTCGAGGAAGACCGCGAGTCCGTCCGGGAGTACCTGGAGGCGGGCAAGGACATTGCTGACGAGCAGGGTGATCTGCCCCTGTATCGGGAGTATCTTGCCAGCAACGACCGGGAGGGGTTCCTGGAGCAGAACCCCGTCTTGAACATGACGATCGACATGATAGAAGGGCGTAAGGAACGACTACGCAAGCCCCAGAGCTCCGACCCCGTCGTTCTTGCCGAGGCTCTCCGCCTGGAGCGCATCCTGTACAAGTGGGGTTGGATAGACGCCCCGATCAACCTGGTCCTGGAGATAGAAGTGGCTATGCTGAAACAACAGCAGGGCGGCGAAGTCACCAACCGATTGGCGATAGACCGATGAAATGCCAGCCTGTAAGGTGTCCTGAGTGCAACAAGAAGTACGCCGAGCACATCATCGGCAGGGGTTGGTTTTGGTGTCGGAACTGCAAGATAGAATTCATGGTTGATCGCCGAAAGCCGGTTGACACCCTGACGGTTGCCGTGTAATACTCTGTACAATTGAATAGGCCCACTGTGCGCAGAAGTCGCCTTGTGACGAGGCGGCTTTTTTATTTCCCGATAACCCGTCAGGAGAATCGGGATAGGAGGCAAGCATGGTATCGGAAGAGACCCAGGCTCCAGACGATAGCTCCGAAGCGACCAACCAGGTCGAGCAGACGGAGACATCGGAGGGCGAAGGGGAACCGGAGATCAGTTGGCAGGAGCGTGCGGAGGCGGCGGAAGCCCTAGTAACTAAGGGTTCCAACGACTTCAAGGCGCTTCAGGGCCAGATGACGCGGCAGGAGACTATCGAAGACCTCATTGGCGGGTTCAATGATCGTTTCGATGGGTTCGAGGCCGAAATGCGGTCACGGTTGCAGTCAGTGGCGAGTGGCGAAATAGACACGATGGACGAGGAAGCGGAAGCGGCGCGCGAGCCGTACGCAACCCGTGTCCAGGCCACTATAGCCCGGCGGATAAACGACGATGGGATGGCCGCCATAGACGATGCGCTGGACGATGGCGACGGGACCGCACTGCTGGACAAGCAGGCAGCCCCTGAGCTAGCAGATATGCGCTCGATCTACAACGAGGGCGTCGAGCATCTAAACGCGGGGCGTTTGGCACAGGCGAGGGAAAAGTTTGCAGTAGCCGAGAACGCCGCAGTACGGGCAGCCAAAGTGGCTTTGCGCGCAGCGAGTAAACAGGCCAAGGCGGACGTGGCAGCGGCAAGCAAGGCCGCCGTGGCGCAAGCGTTGGAAGAGGCCGGTGTGGACGACATGAGCGCAGGCCCAGGCGCAGCGGGTGGTGGGGCCATCACCAGGGACAACATCGACAACATGATGGCAAACATCGACGACTACGATGCCAAAACGCAGGCATCGATACGAGAGAAATATCGCGGCCTTATGACGACGGGCCGATTTAGTTAGGAGCAAAACCTATGGCAGGTGGAATCGGAACCACCCAGATTGACGATATCCAAGAGAAGGTCATCGGGGCTGTCCGCTTCACCCTTCAGGAGACCGTGACCCCCATCGGGGACGCGTTCAAGACCGTGGAGGCGAGCGACGGCCAGGACGATACCTACAACAGCCCCAAGTTGGGCACAGTCACCGCCTACGGCTTGACCGAGGGCGTTGACATGGCCCAGGCGCAGCAGGTCACCGACAGCAATGTCGCGGTGAGCGCGTCCGAGGTTGGCGTGCAGGTCGTTCCCACGAGGAAGATGCTGCGTACCGTCGGCAAGGACAGCATGATGCGCGACCTGGGCGCGATTATGGCGAACGCCATGATTGTGAAGCGCGAAGGAGACTTCGCCACCCTGATCGATGGCTTCGGCAACGTCGTGGGCGCAGACGGCTCGGCAGCCACCATCGGCCAGATGCGGGCGGGTATCGCCCAGATCAGGGCGAACAGCGAACCGCAGACCGACCTGGCGGGCATCAACGTCGTTATCCACCCTTATACTTGGCACGACATGTCTGCCGAGGGCAGGCCGCTCGCCGCGAACGCCCCCTTCCCAGGCGAGCAGACCACCGAGAACTTCCGAAGCCGCACCATGCCGGTGAAGGTCGACGTTGACGGGGTTCCTGTGAGCCTCACAACCAACCTGGTGACTTCGAGCACGAACGTCAGGAACGGCATCACTCACAGGGATGCGGGCCTCATCTACATCTTCGAGGCGGAGCACCTTGACCCGGAGTACGACGCTTCGGGCAGGTGGACAGAGATGAACCTCATCATGGACTACGGGTACGGCGAACTCAACGACGGCTTCGGCAGAGAGTGGGACGCCGACATAACCGCACCCACGTCGTAGTGACGTGGACTCCGATGCGTAATCGGAGCAAGTGTAGGCTCCATAGGGAGTAACGCCCGTTAGGCCCAGGGATGGGACACGGCGGGCAAGAAAGGAACATTCATGGGATTCAACGCACGACTGGCTCCATACACCGTCTTCCGAGACATCCGTCTCCACTTCGAGACGGCCACAGACACCAACTCGCTGCACCGTCCGGTGTGGAAGGCCCCGTTCGCGGCCCAGTTGGTGGGAGCTTACGCGAACGTCGACCGGCACCTGGTCGGGGGGGTTAACGCCGCAATGGAGGCGACGACCAACACAGGGATTGACGAAGTCTCCATCTGGAAGCATGCCACCGCCGACACGACCGCGACCTACGCCACGGCGCTCAGGATGGCTGCCCGAACCGGCGCTCAGAACTCGTCCACGGGTGGCGGGCTGAACTGGCGCTTGCCGGGAACGTCGGGGGAGAAGAGCATGTACACCCTGACCAACAAGACGGCGGCCCGGAGGAAGTTCCTCGCCGGAGACGTGGCGATGGTGCACGTGCGCAACTACGGCGCGACCGACACCAGCCGCATCTTCGAAGTCCACCTTCAGATGGACTACATCATCGGACATGAAGCCTCGTAGGTAGCTTCTTAAATGAAAAAGTCTCCTGGGCGGGTCTTTCGGGGTTCGCCCAGGAGCTACGCAAAGTGAGTGTGAAATGCGTATTATCCTAGCGGCAGACGCGCCGTGGCTTCCGACGGCCAATGCCCTCCAGATGGGGGAGTTGGCCCGTCGCCTTCGTGACGATCTCCACACCGTGTACTGGGTGCCCACCAAGGGTTTCTCCGACGGCGGTCATTTGGACTGGGAGGGGATCGAAGTCTTGCCTGGGGACGACAACCTCGGCAACGACATCATCAAGCACCATGTAGCCTTTACCGGCTCCCCTGTCGTCATCACTAGAGGCGACGCGGGGTTCAACCGGCAGTACGGTGGCTCCGACTTCACCTGGATCGCCTGGCATCCTGGCGATGTGGAACGCAAGGTCATGCGGAAGTCGACCCAAATCATTGCCACCAACCCCTACGAGATGGAGCAGCTAGAGGTTCGCGGGGTGCTGCCACGGCTGTTCCCCCTGGGTGTCCGGTCAGCCTTCACTAGCGAAATCCCAGCGCATGCGAAGAAAGCCTTCCGTTTGCCTCTTCAGGTTCCGGAGGACGCCTTCTTCATTACCGCTGCTGGGCCTCACGACCCGCACTGGAAGCGTATGCTTGAGGCGCTTGCTGTCTTTATGGCCCGCCACGAGGACGTTTTCACGTACCTCCACACGGACGGAGCGCAGCCGCTCGACCTCCAGGGCTACGCCTTGAAGTTGGGCCTGCCCATAGACCGTCTGCGGTTCCCCGACGCCTACTCCTACCACATGGGGTATACAGACCCCGTGATGGCGGCAATGTACGCCACGTCCCAGGTGCATATCGTCCCTGGCAAGGCGCTCCTCCCCGCGCTGGAGGCAATGGCGTGCGGCACGCCCGTTCTCACCACGGAGAGGCCGGAGATCGCCGAAATCATGGGAATGGACGGCCTGGGCGCTATGGTGCCGCCGGTCACATGGCACGAGGAGAACGCGCTTCTGGACGTGCAGGGCTATGTGGAGCAGCTAGAGAACTGCTACGCCATGAGTCCCGAAGCACGGGCGAACCATTCGGCCTGCTGCCAGATGGTGGTCAAGCCCCACCATTGGAAGGACGTTTACAACAAACACTGGAAGCCGCTTATCGCCGACGTGGAGTTGGAGCAGAAGTTCAAGGAAAGTCGGGTGCAGCTTAAAGGCTCAGTTCGCAACGGCGGACACGACACCAAGTTCATCGAAGACCTTGGCTATGTTGAGGAGCTTGGCTGCGAGGTGGTGCGGAAGTACGACATGGGAGGCTCGACGCAGGACGAACGGGAGCAGAACGCAGCCGTCCGTGCCCTGGGTCCGCATCCCAACGTCATCCAAATCCTGAGAGAGGGGACGGACGATGACGGGCGCTACTGGTTCGACACCGAAAAGCTGGTGCCCCTGGACCAGATGAAGGACTTCACGGACGAGGATGGGGACAGGATTCTCCAGGGGATACAGGCGGGACTCGCCCATCTCCATAAGGGCGGGGTGGCGCACTGCGATCTCATCTCGAAGAACATCCTGGTCAAGGACGGAGAGCCGATCATCTTCGACTTCGACTTCATCCAGACGGGGCTTGACCCCGAACTGGCCGCTCTCTGCGACTACGACCCGCTTCACCCGGACGCTCTGCCTTACGCAGTCCCCGTCATGGCTTCTGGAATCGCCACACGGGGCTTTCACCGCGTCGTGACCTACGTTCACAACCTGCCGTTTGACGCCAACAAGTCCACGTCGAAGCCAGACGTGCCTTATCAGCAGATCGACGGGGTTGGGGAGCGGGACTGCGACGAGCGATGGTCTTGGATGAAGCCCGACGTGGCAGGGAAGCGCGTCCTGGACATAGGCTGCAACCTGGGGTACTTCTCTGCACGGTCGTTGAAGGAAGGTGCCGAGTCTGTCCTGGCCGTGGACCGAGACAAAGCCATAGTGGAATCGGCACGTATCCTGCATCCAGAGTTGGACGGGAACTGCCAAGAGATGGACATGAACGCCACTCTCCCAGAGGGGGAGTTTGACGTGGCCTTCTGCCTCTCCGTATGGCAGCACCTGAAAGCGGGGAAACGGCCCTTGCTGGACTTTCTCAAGACCGTCCCCGTGGTCTACTGGGAGGACGCTAACTTAACAGCGGCACAACTGTACGACATGGGGTTCGGCGTGGAGCGCATCGCCCGTTCGGAACGGGGCCGCAACCTGTTCAAACTGACCAGCAAAGTGAAGGAGACGGCTCATGCCTAGAGCAGAAGAAGGCGACACATACGCGAGTTGGGCGGAGCGCGCAGGGTCAACGGACGAGATTGCCCGCAAGTCTACCGAATACGCGTCGGTCACCCTGTACGACGCCGAAGGCCGTGCTCAACTCGTGCGCGGCAGCAGCGTGAAGGACATGCTGGCTAAACGGGATGCAGAGGGCGAGCCGGTGTTCTTTGGAGAAGCGCCCAAGTAATGGAGTTCAGCATCAAGGCTCCCCATGCGGGCAACGAGAAGCCCATCATGCAACATGTCGTGGGAGACGTGCTTACCGAATGGCATGTTGGGCGGGACCAGAACACCGTCGTTCGGTCTCGGCGACCGCTTGCGGTGCCGCTGAAGGGGCCGAGTGCAGGGACGTTCTTCCTGGGCGGCATGGAGACGAGTCGCGACGAGCTGGCGGACTACCTGGAGGAAGCGGTAGAGCGCAACGCAGCGGCGACAAAGCCGGACCGTATGCCGGAAATCCAGCAGAAGATCAACCGCACACGGGAGCGGCATGGGGCGGCTATCGAAGCGGCGGTGGAGTGGCAGCAGAAGGGATACCAGTTGCCGAAGCAGACGCCACGGCAGCGTCGGGCGCTTCTGGTGCCCACGGCGGTGGCGGTGGAAGGACCGAACGGGAAGTTACAAGTGATAGGAGTCCGAAATGGCAGAGGATAAACCCGCAGCGACTGCTCCAGTAGCTGAAGCGGTGGCAGACCCGCAGTTGGCCCATATGGAGTCGGAGTTTGCAACCGAGGAGATGTCCACAGACGTTCTGGACACCAAGGAGAGAGATCGCGGGGCGCAGTACGCCAGCGAGGCAGGCATGGTCACGTTGGTGCCCTCTGGGTACGGAGACGAGCTTCGCAAGGGGCGCAAGCAGCGGGCGGACCTGGGCAACTACCTTGCCAGGCCGACCTCCGTGTCTCTGTTCAACTGGGACGGCGTACCGTCCGAGGTGCCCATCGCTTACCAGGCGGGCGGGAGCAACCCAAGCATCAGCCGCTATCTGCGGAAGAAGCATTGCAACGACTGTCAGGCAAACGGGTTCATCACCACGTTCTGCTCGGCCTGCGGGTCGCAGGACGTTGTCCGCTTCTACTACTCCAGGTACGAGGACGTGCCGGTTAAGACCAACTGGTACGGCGAAATCCGGTGCCTGTGCTCGCAACTCGGAGAGATGCAGGGTAATTGTCCACGGGACGGCGGCACACGAGACGGGCAGCCGACCGGCTTCCTGTCCGAGCAGCAGATGCTCATGCACGCCAGTTCCAAGCACCCACGGGAGTACGGCATCTGGGTCACGATGCGCCAGACGGCGTCGCTCGCTCCCCAGGTGGACGTGGACAAGCTCAGGGCGGAAGTCCTGGCTGAAGTGATGGAGCAGATGACCGCACCCGATAACGACCAGGAGACGGCGAAAGCCAGTTAGGAGCAGCCGATGGGAGTACGATCCAGGTCAACCGCTGGCGGGGCACAATTTGGCCTAGCCGTTGCCGCCGCTGTAGTGACCCTTACCGTCCCGACGACGGCGATGTGTGCGGAGTTATACGTCCGCACGGCACCGCTGGTCTACACCACGGACGGCACGGACCCCACTGCAACGGCAGGGAAGCAGGCCAACGTGGGGGATCGAATCATGCTGAACTCGCGGGACGAATGCGACAAGTGGAAGGGCATTGAGCAAACAGCGACGGATTCTGCGGTCGATGTAGAATACTACACGGATGTCTCCGGTTGAGGTGATTTGATGTCAGAAGGACCAATCATTCGCGCTCCAGCGTGGTACAACAACGGTTCGCGCTATCTGTCCTCGGTGAACCAGGGGTTCAACCTGCTCGACAACCAGAAGCTGGAATTGGGCACGGAGCAGGACGCGACCCTGTACCACAACGGCACCAGCCTGGTCATCGACGGGTCAACGCTGACCCTTGATGGCGACCTGACGTTTACCGGGGCGCAGACCATCAGCACCTCGACGGGCAACCTGACCCTCACCGCTGGAAGCTCTACGGGGGACGTACTCATTGGTGACGGTGACGACACCATTCTGTATGTAGACGGTGGCACTAATAACGTTGGCATTGGTGCGGTATCTGCCAATGCTGCTCTGAATATTGGTGGTACTTTTACAGGGTCTAGCTTTACCTCCGCAGTGCGTGTTGTCACTGCATTG